AAATTTCTGAACTAATAAGAGTGTCTTGACCAAATATATTTGCAGTAGTTACATTTGCAGTTGAACTACCATCGTTAAACTTAAAAGCAGAAACTGTTTGAGTTGTCCCATAATTATACAAAATAACTGGCTTTGGTATATATGGGATAAAGCTAGGTTTTAAAGCATATCCAAATTGTAAATTTGTGCTTGTAAATTTAGAATGCAATAATGTTTCAAATGGTAATTCAATGTTATACTCTTCGCCATCGTTGTCTAGCTCGTAATACAAATCACCATAAGGAACTTTAGAGCGTGACATAAAATTCTCATTTAAAAATGATTCGCCTGTCTGATATTTAAAGTTAATTTTTTTGTATGCCTTGCTTCGTTCTATATCAAATTGATCACTAATAATGTGCTTAGTTAAATCTCTAATTTCTCCGTTTTCATACCAGCTTTCTAATTGCTCTATTTTAAACACACCTGCTTGTTCAGAATAACAGGTTAAATTAAACATTTTTAAAATTCCAGTAAAGAAATCTTCAACAGTCATATCTGGCATATACTGAGCCAAATCCATTGTAGTTGTTGTAGTTTGCGTAGTTGATTGCGTAACAGTCAAATCAGTCATTTTTATATAGGTAGAACCATCCATTCTACCAGTCTCATAATAATAAACCGATGTAAATGATATTGCAGCAGTTGATGAAATATAAAACGTATAAGCACCTGATTCTTCTAAAGGTACTTCTAAATACATTGGTGTAACTTGAGTCAAATAGCTTTGAGTATTTACTACAACACCATCTTTGTAAATGTAGAAATAAAATAATTTTGCATCATCTCCTACTCCTGGTACACTAAACGTGATTGTAATATTAGATTGACTTTGATATTCTGGTGCAGTAGGTTTAACATAATTAAGCGTGTCACTAAATACGTTAAATATTCCTTGAGATCCAGTCGTTGAAGTATTTGTTTGAAAGTTTAATTTATTAGGGGTAGTTTTTAGCTCAAATCTTTCGCTATTTTTTAGCCATAAAAAAGCTCGTGTAAATTTGGTATCGCTTAAAAAAGTTCCATCAAATGTTACTCCCAAAGTTGAAGCAATAGCATCGAATACCTTACTAACCTTAATTGCTGGAAATAAATCTGTGTGATATATTGGCGATGCAGTTTGAGTAATATCATAAATTGAACCTGCACCAAATCCCCACACATTTTTAGATGATATTAAAGGAAACATTACATCATTTGTAGCTCCACTTGTTACCCGTGTTTTTACAACCGTTCCTGTATAGGTAAAATTGTATGCACTAAGATTTAAATCTTTTAAAAATTTACCACCAAAAGAATCTTTTAATGAAACTAAAGATCCAAAAAAAGTAATTTGATAATTGTCTGGCTGACCTTTTTTATATGAAACCTTTTCAAGTTGAATTTTTCCTTTTCTAAATGATATAGTGTCTAATTCTATATATGCATTCTTTCTTGTTCTAGCGTCAAAACCATTATCAATTGCATTTTCAGACCAATACCTAAAAATTGCATTATTATTTGGTGTTGCAGGTACTGTAAACGATTGACTAAAATCAGTATAAATTTTAGATATGTCAGCTATATCTTGAACGCTTGATGTAATGCTGATTTTCTCATCATCAAAAAGCTCTATTCTTCTTGCTTTACTATTTGAATCGTAAATATATAATCCAACTACTATCATTAAACTGCGTCATTTATAAGATTGAATGCGTACTCAAAATCAATTTCATAGTTAATGTTTTTATCCTTTAACGAGGTTTTGATATCGCTAGATTGAGTTTTAATTTCAACAGGAAGATCGTCTAATAAAACCGTTTCTGATAAAAGTAAATCCTGAATTAATTCACTATAATTTTCAGGAACCCAACCTGTATTTAATCTAATTCCTTGCTTTCCGTTTACGTTAAGCGCAGCCGTTTGTGGTCTTTTTGGATTATAATCAGTCGAATCAGTCAATAAATTATAAGATGTACCTGACACATTTATCGAGCTAGACTTAGCTTTAAAAAAGGTTAAAAATTGCCAGCCACCATATCGATTAACAAATTGGCATTGCACTGGAGTATATCTAGGCTCACATATTGACATAACTATAAACGTTTTAGTTATACTTACAGATGTCCCTGCTGGTTTCCAATTTAGTGTGACTGTATTTCCATTGTTAAATTTTGCAGATGTCGTACGAACTGGAACCTTAATAACTGATTTTGCATTGGTATCGTAAGACACTATTACTTCGTTGCGTCCGTTCATATCCTTATAAGATACATCTACTTTGCTTGAAGTGTTTATTGTAAAATCTACGAGCGCATTTATGTATGGATATTTTGAGGATTCGATGCCTTCCTCGTAATTTATTTCTATGTTAGGATTTGCTAAACAAACAAATAAGCTACTAGCATCTGTTTTATTATATCCATCTGTGTACAAAGTGTAACCGTTTACACCAAAATGATCTATTGTATCTAAAAGTGTATAAGATCCCGTGCTAGTTTCTTTGTAACGCTTTACTCTAACATTAGCAAAAAGCGTATTTCCACTATCGACGGTAGAAATAGTTTCTATGTATTCTTTAATGAATTGAGAGATGTTATAATCTGTTCGTAATTGTGTAGACGAAGGTACTGATTTTGATAGCGTATAAGTTGCAGTTGATGGAATAGAAGAGCCTCCTGCTGATAAAAACAATTCGACCTTTGAGCCTACTTGACTAGCCTCGTTTATAGTAATAAAATATGGGCTTCTTGCGTTAATTATCATTTTTGTGCTAAATTATAACTTACTAATGTATCTAAATCTTGATTGAATGCTTTAATTAAATCAATGTCAATAAACTTTTTATATCCAGCTTCAAAAGGTTTAGTAAAAAATAAACTAGGTTTTAAACCAGTTGTAAATATGCTTCTTGAAATAATAAATGCAGTTGATTTATATGTAATATATCTTCCTGATTGTTTATCTCTAAATTGTATTCCTTTTGTTTTTACCCACTTTTCAATTCCTTCAGTTAATCCACCTTTTTTGCCTGTACCTGTCCCAAATTTAAAAGGCGAGTTTGGTGCTTTTCTTGAAGTTTTAGATCCTTTAACTCCTTTGTCTTGGTAGGCACCGTAATCATCCATTGTAAATCCTAACAAGAAATAATTTTCACCTGTTAAAATTTCACCTTTAATACTATTATATAATTTTTTTGAAACGTTTTTCCCGCCTTTTGTTAGATTAGATCGTGATTGTTGAACGACATAATCTTTAAATCTTTTTATTACGGCTTGCGTTTCTTTAAGTTCCATTAGCAAATACTCATTTCATTAGGCACAATAACATCAAATGTTAAAGTCCAGCCTGCAATTTTATTTTCGAATCTATCTGTAAACGGTTCTGCATTTGGCTCACCTACAATTACTACCTGACTTGTATATAATGAACCACGCATAAGGTCAGCAACTAATCTTTGTGCAACTGTTAAACGAGTATTTAAAACATCCTGCTCATTATCATTTCCTTCCCATATATCGGTTATCTCTGACTTTGACTCATCGACTAAGTCCATAAATAAAACAGATATATTTAGGCTTGTTGTAACTTCAGCAAGTGTTGCGTTGTTTACAATAATATGAGATAATGGAAAGATTGTCTGCTTATTTAAATCAACCTCAAATATATCTCCAATTGAAACCGTATTGACAAAAGGATTAGCTTTTAAATAGGTTTTTAATGTATCAACAATATAAAAGTATCCGTTCATTATTTTTTATTAATCATTTTCATTTCAATTTCGGTCTTTTGTTTCTCAAAAGTTAAAAACGTTAAACTTTGATGAACGGGTAATTTGGTAATTTCATCAAATCGTCTAATGTCTCCCTTAGCGAGGGCATATAAAGACGAGTACCAACCCCATCGTTTGCCAAATTGTGCTTGTTCACTAAATTCATTACCTGAGGATTCTCCTCCAAAAAGGTCATCGTACTTTGCAATAAGTCCTTCCCTAAATGATAAAAAAAAACATACGCACCAAGTGCAACATCTAAAGGCATATCTTTTAACACCTCGCAATATTTGTCTGAGCCTCGTATTCCTCAATCAAATACTTTTCGCCTTGCCTTCTTGTTATTGGTCTGTAAAGCACCGCCATTGCTTTGTGAATATCATCCCAGTCTACAATATAGGTATCAAGGTCCACATATTCACCCGTTTTTAAATCGTCTAAGTTTGGAATAAATCCGAACTCTTTACCATTTAATTTAAATGATTTAATTAGTTGATGCTTCTTTGTAAACTGATCAAACATCTTAGCAGTAATTTCGCTTACTTGTTTGTATTTAATAGTAGCAACATCCTTTAAATCAATATTACAAAATATCTGCACCATCTTTTGACGCAGAAATTCACCATCTTCATTATCTTTTGCAATCTTAATGAACTTCTGATACTGACTAAGTTTAATTTCACTCAATTCAGTTGGAATCGTTATTTCTAACTTCATATTATATAAACGTTAAGTTGATTTTTTTGTTATTAGTAGACGAAATACTGCCCTTTGTTGGGATTAGACAGGTTATAGAATACGTTGTAACGTATGGCATCGATAGCGTGATTGTAGTTGTCAATAACCAACCCAGACTTTTTATCGGAGTAGATGTAGTTGTTAAATTCTTTTGCAATGTTTTGTGAGTTAGGTTCTAAAACTATTTCGTAATCCTGCATCAAAGCTAATCCAGCGGTAATTGATCCAGCACCTTTCTCAGTTGCTACGATATTACAACGCTGATTCTGAAGCTCTGCAATTAATCTAGGCTCTGCACTATCTGCTACAATTAAACTGCCTCCGCAAACCTGCTTGTTAATTATAGCAATCTCTGAAGTGGTTAGTTTTGGTTTGTAAAGATGCTCCTTAACATAAATCTTTCGCTTGTTTTTATCAATAGCAACCTCAACTAATGTTGTTGGATCTATAGAGAAACCAAAGTCTTGACCGAATGATGTCTGCAAATTGTCAGGATTAAATGGTCCAAAGCTCCAATTAGTAAAGACAACACCTTCTGCTTTGTCTAGCCAACCGCCAAGAATTTGGTGTTGATATTTCTTTTTATTATGCTCTTTAAGCGATTCAATTTGCATGATGAATGAATCACTTAAATTTTCAATGTTATCTAGGTAGGTTGTATGTATGTAAGTTGTGTCTTGCTTTGTAATTGATTCTCCTGCCTCTACACCTTTTGATTCAAAGAATCTTTGATAAATAAAATGCTCTTTTGTTGTAGGGTTAAGAATTAGAATAACCCTGTTTTGCTTTGTGTTATGCCTTACCGATAAATCTATTTTATCAAATACATCCTCATCAACTAATTCTTCAGCTTCATCAAGTACAAATGTAGTGACACCCGAAAGAGATTTAAGATTAGCGGTTTGAGTTCCCGATGAAGTCTTTATTCCTTTAAATAGAATTTTAGACTTGGTTTTAAGATTTATGATTTCATCTTTTGTAATTGAAAAATCATTCTCAAGTCCAGCCATTTCTATTTTTTCAACAAACTCTGGAATGATTGATATGTGAGCCGATACCAATGTATATCTGGTAAACAGTATAACGTGTCCAACTTCGTACGTTAGAAGCAAAAGGAATGAGTTTAGAGCAAAGGATTTACCTGAGCCACGACCTCCAGTTATAACATAGTATCTTGAATCGCTCTTAAAAAGCGGTATGTATTTCTTGTTTAAGTTTATCACTTAAAATTTAACGATGTCTTTAATGTCAAAATCGTTTATTGTATGCGTTGTATTTTGGTCCACTACCTGCTTAGGCATACCAAATTGAT